CGTCTCGCAACAATCACGAACCTTCGCGCATTCGCACAACAACCAGACCAGGTCAACCCTTCAATCGGCGGTCTTGCATGGCCGACACTTGAATCAATCACCTACCACGGCGCGATGGGCAGAGGACTTGTCACACATGTCTTCACTGTCAGTGTGATCGTCGGTCGTGCAGCTGAACGCACATCGCAGAACTTGCTTGACACCTATCTGTCTTACGACAGCGGGATTCGTGCCGCTATTGAAGCCGACCAGACACTCGGCGGATATGCCCAGACCTTGAAAGTTGAGGAGGCATCCAACATCTCAACCGTTGACGCGAACGACACCACCTATCTGACTGTTGACTTTCGGGTCGTGGTGTACGCTTAGATTATGGCAAAGTATCAGGTGGTCGAGGGCTTCACTGTTCTTGACAAACAATATCCAGCCACTATTGATGAGGCTGATGTTGATCATCTAGACTCATTAGTGCAATCGGGTCGCATTGTCTTGGTCGCAGATAAATCAACCTCGAAAGCCGATACGGCAGGAGATAAATAATCATGGCAAAGCTAGTCCTTCTCAACTCAAATGTTTCTTTGAATGGCACAGATATCACCTCAAGCGTGGCTGCAATAACTCTAAGCACCTCAGCAGCAGAGGTTCCAACAACTTCGTTCGGCAGTGGTGGAGCAGTGACCCGCGTGTCAGGATTGATCGACAACTCGGTGACACTGTCATTGATGAACGACTACAACGCGATTGACGGATTGGTTCAACCATTGATCGGTTCAACCGCTGTCACGATGATCATCAAACCAGCAGGCACAGCCGCAGCAGGAACGGCTTCACCTCACTACACTTTCAGTGTTTTATGCACGGAGTTCAGTTTGGTAAACGGTGCCGTGGGCGAGCTAAACACAGCGGACGTAACGTGGCCAATCAGCGGAGCGATCACAAAAACTGTTGCATAGTTCTTAAGTAAATAATCAGGAGGTAAAAATGAAAATCAATCTAGAAGTAACCACGTTGGATGCTGTCACAACTAAAGTGTCTGCACAGTTCGCCGACTTCATCGCATTCGAAACAGAGAAGAATCGTTCGGTCGCAAACTTCCAAACAGAACTACGCCTCACCGACCTTGCATGGTTGGCTTGGCACGCAACGAAACGCACGAAGAACACTGCGATGAAGTTTGAAGAATGGATTGAAACAATCGAGAGCGTGGAGGTTGGAACCGATTCTGCGGTGATCGTCCCTTTGGAGAATCCTCAGCCCACTGGCTGATCGCATATCTAGCGTGTGAGACTCACATCGCTCCATCTTTACTTCTGCAAGAATCACCTAGAATGTTGTACACGATGCTCGGCTATCTGCGCTGGAAGAGTATAAAGATGAACCCACCGCAAAGGATCAACTGATGGCATACTTCTCGGCATTCCCAGATCTTCCAGGTGATGCTGGTTCAACTGTCGGTCGTGGCAGTGGAATGCTCAAAGGTCAGAATCTCGGATTTAGTGTGGTGCCTAATGGCAACACGGTCATTGTCAAAGACTTGTTTGAAACTTTGCGCCGATATGAGAAGGCAAGTCCTCTCTTCAAGAAGGAGATGCGTAAAGTCGCATACGCAATTGCCAAAGATCTACAAGGCAGAGTCAAGATTGAAGCCGGACTCGCTGGAGCTTCGCCTGGTCGAGCGCGACAATATCTTCAAGTTGCTAAAGGTCTTCGAGCGAACAATGACAATGTGCCGACAATCAAACTTCGTGGCAACGAACCGTTCAGATCAACCACAAGACCTGTGAACAAGAATGACCGCAAGCAGATAAAAGGTCGTAAGCAGAAGGTTGTGTTGAGTGACATCTTCTTCGGTGCAGAGTTCGGTGGTGGCGCAACTTCTAAGACAAAACAGTTCTTGAGACATCGAGGTCAATCTGGTTACTTCTTCTGGCCGACTGTCCGCAAACGCAAGAACGCGATCGCCAAAGAATACCTAGATGGCTTAGACAAAGTGATTGAACAACTGAACATCTGATGCTTGCAATTGGCTGAGGATTCGCTATCCTTGAAGTCGGAGGTTCTGCACAATGTTTGAAGTCGTCGGGTTCCCATCGGTCAAATCTGTCTATCCAAAGACCATCGCCAAATCGTGGATGCAGTTTGCTTCAATGCTCGGCAAGCATCAAGAACGTGAGAAGAAGTCTGATGGCTCGCTTTACTCGCCTGTCACTTACCGTGACCACACAACGCGAGGCAATGCCAATGTGACCGAGATCCACGCGCTGGTCGCCGACCTTGACGGTGAAGCATTTGAGAATTGTGATATCGGATCGTATATCCACTTTGCGTACACAACCTGGTCGCATCGTGAAGACAATCCTCACTGGCATGTTGTCATCCCATTTGAGCAGGCGGTACCGGTTGACAACTGGGAAGAAGTTTGGCACGAGACACACGCTCGGCTCCGTCTCAAAGGCGACCCAGCAACGAAAGATCCTGCTCGTATCTTCTACCTGCCACAACACGAGGCTGGTCAACCATTCCGCACACATCACTCAGGTTGGCGGTTCATTGACCCGACCATCACCGACATCGCTGCGCCGACCCGCACTTTCAACACTCCGAACATTCGCTCAACTCGACAAACTAGAAGTGGTAAGTGGGCGCGAATCGTGCAGGATCCGAAGTGGTGGGATGCACCAGTTGACTTGTCACAATATGACGGTATGACACAGGAAGAGATTCATCGTGACATGCAACGTGAGTGGGCGGAGTTGCGCAAACGGATGTCCGTCAACTGAGTAGAATTGCGTCACCATGGCAGGTGAACGCACATTCGTTGTAAAGATTCTTGGCAACGCGGACGGCGCTATCACGGCGTTCAAGAAACTTGCCAGAGAAGGTCAAGACACAATCGGTCAACTTCAATCAGTTGGCAACTCGTTGGGCAATGCGTTTGATGTTGTGAAGAAGGGTGCGTTGATTGCGCTGGGTGCGTTCACAGCGGTTGCAGGTGCAGCGACAGCAGCGGTCTTAGCGGCAGCCGCCGACGAAGCATCACAGAAAAGTCTTGAAGCACAGTTGATCCGATCAGCTGGTGCAACTACTGCACAAGTGCAAGCAACCGAAGCATTCATTGAGAAGGCGATGATGTTGACAGGTATCGCGGACGATGAACTTCGACCAGCGTTCGGCAACCTTGCTCGTGCTACAGGTGATCTAGACAAATCTCAACAACTGTTTAATCTCGCGCTCGACATCTCCGCAGCCACAGGACGCGACCTCACGTCAGTGACCTTAGGTTTGGGTCGTGCGGCGACTGGCAACATCGGCGCACTGACTCGACTCGGCATCCCGCTTGATGAAGGTGCGAAGAAGTCGAAAGACTTTAGTGCGATTCTTGGAACTTTGGAGCAACAGTTCGGTGGTGCAGCCGCAACCGCAGCCGACACCTTTACAGGTCGGGTCAAGAAATTGAGAACATCATTCGGCGAAGTTGTCGAAACAGTTGGATTCTTGTTGCTCCCAGCATTTGAGAAACTTGTCGCATTCTTGCAAACTCGAATCGTTCCAGCGTTGAAAGCCGCCGTTGACGGATTCAAAGAAGAAGGTTTGACCGGTGCAGTGAAATACTTTGCTGCGGCAATGGGTCCAGTTTCGTTTGCAGTCATTGACAGTGTTGAACGAATGATTCTGTCAGTGATCGAGTTTGAACAATCAATCGTCAACTTCTTCAAACCTGCGTTCGCATTCATTGACACTCTGCGACTTATCGCTTCAACGGTTACAGGTGGCGACGGAATCATCACAGTTGAACAGATGCTCATTGACCGAACCAATAAGGTCAACGACACATTTGACAGGTTGCGCAACTCTGTTACCAGTACTAGCAATGCGTTGAACTTGCAAGGCAACAAGATCTCGCCATTGATTGACCAGACTGACAGATTAGGCAACAAAGTTCTGCCGAAAGCCAAAGAAGCAACAGATGACTGGTCAACCTCGCTTACCGGTCTCAGCAGCAAGGCAGGTGGTGCATCCAAGATTGTTGAGACAGCGAAACAGAAGTTTGAGAAGTACACCGATGCGTTGAAAGGTTCTACTTCTGCACAGAAGGCGTTCACCAGTGCTCAGAAGGGCAGTGTGCAGGCGCAACAATCTTTGAACGACGCCAACACTGCACTGACGACCGCGCAAGAAAACTTCACCAACGCAATCAACGGATATGGTGCAGATTCGCAACAAGCCAAAGATGCTCAACGTGAATTGGCGAAGGCTCAACGCGGTGTAGAGAACTCTGGGTATCGAGTCGAGGAAGCGGTGTTCGCGGTTCGTGATGCTGAGAAGAAACTTGCTGATGTTCGTGCTGATCCTGAGTCGAATCCGCAGATGATTCGTGAAGCCGAGATCAGTTTGGCTCAAGCGAAGTTGGCTGTGTCTGATGCGACCGATGCACAGTATGAAGCAACTACTGGATTGTCGAAGGCTCAGACGGTACTGAACGAAGCGGTGACTGGTGCGATTGTCGGGTCCGCTACTTACACGATATTTCTTGACGCGGTCAATCGAGCCAAAGAACAACAAGAAACCGCTTCGGAGCGTTTGACTGACGCGCTTGATCGAGAGAAAGAAGCGTACGAGAATCTTGCCGAAGCGATCAAGAAGGTCGCTGATGCGGCTGCTGCTAGTGGCCGAGCCAATTTGACTATTCCGACTTTACCTAGTGTGCCAACACCTGGAGGAACATCTGGTGGTGGCGGTTCGTCTGGTGGTGGCGGTGGCAACACGATCGTGGTGAATACAGGTATCGGCACGAACGGTGTTGAGGCAGGTCGGCAGATTGTGCAACTCTTGCAACAATACACAGCGGTCGATGCGTTCGCGATTGACCGACTCGGCTTCGCTCCGAGAAGGTAACTATGCCAAAGACATTGAAGTGGGGACAGGCATACTCGGTTCTGCTAGATGTCGGTCAGATTGTCAACCAGTTCATTCTTGACACATCAACACTTGACAGCACCGATGTACTTGACGGCTCAGGTGACTTCGTTGACGCAACCGAATATGTGTTATCGGTTGCAATCCAACGCGGTCGCTCAACTCAAACCGATCAGTTCTCACCTGGCAGTTGTCGTGTGTTGGCTGACGATCGTGCTTCTGGACGACTATTTGATCCAGCGAACACTGCATCAGCCTGGTACCAAGGTTCGTTTGACTTGGCTCCGAGGCGAGCGATCAAAGTTCTTGCCGGTACCGCCGAACTATTCGTCGGCGCAAT